AATACTCTTGATATAAGAATAAGAATTAATCGCACCACCCATACCTTTCATACGAGATGAGGCACAGATATTCAGATAATCAATGAACACGATATCGGGTACAAAGTTCTTCTTCAACTTCAACTCGTTCATCAATGCACGGAAGTGATTCGCATGTGCCTGACCAGTAGGATATTCCTTGATGATCAGTTTACCGTTGGTCTTGTCAGAGATTGCCTTGACTCGATCGGTGAACATAGTCTGTGACAGATTCTCTAACTGGTCGATCGCCACGTCCATTAGGTTCGCATCAATACGTTCTGCGATACGTTCCTCTGCCATCTCCATAGTGATGTACAATGCATTCTTACCAGCGGACAATGCAGCTCCCGCCACGTGACACATGTACAATGATTTACCAACACCAGTACCCGCCAGAGCGATGTTCAGTGTCTTGTTAGGTAATCCACCTTTGGTGATCGCATTGAAGTATTCCAGATCAAACGGTAGACGTTCTTCTTGTTCATGATAGAACGCAAAACGTTCGTCAACATTCTCCAGATAATCGTGACCCACATTGGTATCGAATGAGACACCCAGTGCCTTACTCAATACATCGGGGATTGCATTCTTGGATAGATCTTTGTGTTTACCGTCAATGATGGTAATCGATTCCATCACGGCATTGTAGACCGCACGATCTTGACACCACTTCTCAGTAGTATCAATCAACCAGTCTAGGTTCTCTTCTTTCTTTGTGAATACATCAGGTAGGATTTCCATACCATGACGGTATGCCTCGTCACTCAATCTTGCGCCTTGATCGACCTCAATCTTGAATGCTTCCATAGTAGGAAGTTTGTTGTACTTCGCAATAAACAGAGTTAGTTCTTTGAACAACCCTTTATACACACCCTCAAAATAATCGGGTTCAAGGAAGGCCGCAACCTTCCTCATGTATTTGTCATTAGTCAGTAGATTCCTCAGAATCGTCTGTTCTAAATTGATCTCCACCATCGTCTCCTGTAGGTATTTCAGCAGTCTCTAACGTTCCATTGTGATACGATTTTTCTAGTATATCTTCAAGTACGTCAGCTGCATGTTCTTGTAAAGGTTCATACGTGGTTGTGAGTTCTTGATCGGGTGAAGTAATTATTTTGAAATTGAACTTCAAACATTTTTCTTTACCATCAAAAGCAACATTACCATAACGAATAACTGTCTCAATAAAATCTCCACGTAGTAATCGAACATCCCACGCTTGTTCATTGTCAACAGCTGCAGGGATTAACTCGTAGTCAATCCCCTCACTAATTTTATTTACATCTATATCACGCATCGCCTTCGACCATTATATCAAATTCTACCTCAGAAGGCAAGCCTATCTGGAATTGTTTTTTCAAAAAGTCTTTGAAATCTGTGTTCGCAAAGATCGGAGTCCAAAAATCTTCCTCGAGCGTTTCTTTCTGTCGGAACTTCTTGTCCTCACCATTTCGTGAGTACCAACCATTACTTGGTTTGACAACATATCCACCAGCCAATGCCACGTCCAATAGACCAGACCACTTCTGAACACCACCGTCCCACGATACACTGATGGGAATCTTGGACTGTTCTTTGGTGTAACGTGACTTGTCCACCTTGATCACAAAGTCATAACCTGTAACCTCAGTACCAGTCTTGTTCTGTCTACGACCGATGATCCAGATGTTGTCGGCACTATAGTAGATACCAGTACCACCAGATACTACGTCTTTAGGGAACAGACCAATCTCTTTGTACGTATGGTTGATCGCAATCATTGGGATCTTCTTCATATTCAGATACGGTGTAGTCATACGGAACAGAGACTTGAACGCCTTCGCACGTGACATATCTGCAACCGACTTCTCATTGATCGCATCTTCCAGTTCTTTCTTAGATGCAAGGTTACCGACCGAATCGATTACGATGATCACATCGTCCTTGGCATCCAGTGCTTCCAACTGGTTGATCAGATCGAACTTCAACTGTTCTACATCCTTGATCGGACAATGTAGTACACGGTCAGTTGGAATACCGAACTGTTCGAAGTATGATTGGGGTGAACCAAACTCGGAATCATAGAACAACATTACTGCATCTTTCTTCTTTTCAAGATAAGCACCTGCCATCAACAAGGCAAACGATGTCTTGAAGTGTTTACTGGGCCCTGCGAGTACGGTCAACCCAGGCGTAACACCACCCTCGGTCGAACCAGACAGTGCCACGTTGATCATAGGCACATCGGTAGGAACCATGTCAACTTCTTGAAAGAACTTACTATCTTGGAGTACCGCAGTCTCTTTGATCTTAGACTGTTTCCTCAATTTATCCATCACACTCATACATCATCTCCAAATGTTATATTATTTGCTTTTTCTCTATCATCTTTTTCGTAACCTTTACGGTAACTATTATTAACTTTAATCGTTTCTCTTAACAAACCCATGTCATATACATGTGTCTCCGAGAACTTCATAAAGGCAGCAATGTCTTTAGGGAAACATGCACCCCCGAACCCACGTTTACCGTCATAACCAGGCACACGTGTATGTCCAATACCCACTCGACTATCTGCACCCATTGCCCGTGTAATCTTGTTGAAGTTACAATTGTTGGCGTTCACCAAATCGTAAAACTCGTTGAAGAACGTGACCTTGGTTGCGAGATATGTATTGATTCCATATTTCACAAAAGACGCTTCTTGTGCAGACATCTTATAAAACTCACGAGTAGAACACAAACTGAACTCTTCATATATCTGCGCCAACTCTTCGGTCGCCTCTTCTAATCCACCTAACACATGAAACTTAGCATCAACGAATTGTTCCTGTGCAGATTTCTCTGTAAGAAACTCAGGATTATATACGAACCTTTCTTGCGCCTCTGCGGTCATACCGTCAATCAATCTGTCAAGGACATCAGGAGTGACTGTTGATTTAACAACAACAAGTGAATCAGTAGAATGAATGAGTTTGGTGACAGCATCTTCTACGATACTGGCATCTACAACGTGGTTACTACCCATCGGTGTAGGCGCACACACAAAAACACAATCAGCATCATAATCTAACAGGTCATCTACTGTCGTCCCATATTTGGGGTCTGCAATTTTAGTCTCAACCATAGGGTGAGTAAACGCATAGTCTACCGCACTGCCTACGAATCCATGACCTACAATTCCTAATCGGAATTTATCCTTCATAATGATATTCCTCGTACCATTCATAAAAGTTTTCTATACCAGTCTTAATGTCAGTTTTTGGTTTATAACCGTACTGTTGTAACTTAGTGGTATTACTCCATGTTTCTAATGGATCTGCTGGGTGTCTAGGCGCAAGATTGATATCCGCCTTTTCACCACAACAAGTATCACAAACATTACTCTCGATTTCTTTTACAAAATCCATCAACTGTACCTGTTCACCATAACCAATATTGAAGATCGAGTTCGATTCTATATTCGATTGCGTATTCAAGACAAGAACTATTCCATCAAGAATGTCATCGATATAGGTAAAGTCTCGCTTCATATCCCCATAATTATACACGTTTATTTGCTTTTTGTCAAGCATATTTTTTGTAAAGTCAAACAGTGCCATATCTGGTCGTCCCCACGGCCCGTAGACGGTAAAGAAACGGAGACCGATATTTTGAACGCCAGATATGGCAAACTGAATCTCGTTGGTATACTTGGTGTAGGCATATGCATTACGTTGTTTGCCTGTGATTAGATCTTCTGTCCACCCATCTTCTGGAATAGGAGTGTCACCATATACCGAAGATGTTGATGCATAGATAACCTTGATATCTTTACCCTTTATCAGATCAATAAGAACCTGAGTACCGTCAATATTATTTGAGTGATAGGCGGATTCGTTACCAAAAGAATCTCGTGTGCCTGCATGAGCTGCGAGGTGAATAATCGTTTCTGGTTCAAACCCATCGATGATGTCTTTCATTCGATCAACATCTCTGAGATCGCATACCTGTGTATCCAACTTAAAGTGTTGGGTTCGATCTACCTTTAATTGTGGGTCATATAGATGGTCATTATAGTTATCGATACCACAAACTTGATGACCTTCGTCCCTGAGTCTATTCATTAATTGCGAACCGATGAAACCAGCTGCACCTGTGATTAAAATTTTCATTATACCGTCCTATCCGTTTCTATAAACATATTCTAACGCCCTGTCCGCTTCTTTTGCTAGGGGTCGATTCTCGTACCAGTTGCCAGATTCTGCATCAAACTGTTTACACATTTCTGCGATTTGCGTGGCAGTGATTGGATACCCTTTACTTATAGCGTGTCCAGCAATCGCAACCATGATCTGATACATCTTGTGATACCACCCAGTGCCAGTTATGGCACGGTATTCTACACCCAGTCGTTTGGGGAAGAACGGACAATCGTGGTAACTTGACCAACTGTAGTTGGTATTGTCCATTTGATTCTTACGGTGTTCTATCACCGCCTTCTGCATCTCATCAGGCAATCTATCTAAGAAACTATTACCAGACTTAACTTCGTACTTATGACGGGCCATAAGTTCGTCAGTATTAATAGACTCGCCATTATGAGTAAAATAAAAGTTATTTGCATTAGGATAATCCGCAGGAACGTAATACATTCGAGCGAGATCTTTAGTCTGTGGATCTCCGATGTCTCCAAGTTCTTTATTGAGTGCGAACCAGAAGTGTTTGATTCTATCTTGCGGTATAGAGTTGTCAAGATCGAATACAAGTCTGAACTTCGGTTGAGCATCTGACGAACTAGCAGTGCTGTAACAAATAAAACTCCAACGACCAAACCGATCAACCAACTCATTTTGAATACCTCTTATAGTGTTATCACGAAACTCATAGTCATCAACATCAACAGCACACCAATTGCCCCAATGAGTAACAGATTTATTACTACGTGTAGTACCTTCCTGAAACACAGCAGGAGTAATAAGAGGACTAGAGTTTCTACCACCTTTCTCACCTTTTTGATTAGACAGCCCAAACAACAACTCATCGAAATCCGTCCAAGTATCTACAGAGACGGTTCGATGGGTCTTGTTGTCAAACTGATTTTTAAATATAGTTAATTCGTACATGGGTTCCATTATACCATACCATCATATAGTTTGTCAAGCATTATCCGAAGAAGTCTTCCAGACTCGCCTTGGGTTCATCTTCCCAACCGACCGCATCTAGAATCGGGGTCAGAGGATCTAGGAATGTTTTGTTGAACATTTTGTCGTAGTCTATGTATGGGTGCAGATCTAGTTCCTTGGGTAGGTTGAGTGGATACGAGATCACGTTCTCACGCAGATGATTAGGCATCTTGAGGTAAACAAACTTAACCTTCGACCCATTCTTGATTAGTTCGTACCTTTTACTTAGTCCTTTACTAACTACCGCATCGTTGTACATCAACGCACCACGCACATGGATTGGTGTGCCTTTGGTGT